CAGACAACCTCATCGACCTCCTCTACTCCTTGGACGGTGCAGCTCGCAACCTTCCAGGTGTTGGTTGGATGATGAACGGCAAGTCAATCGGTGCAGTACGCAAGTTGAAGGACACCGCAGGAAACTATGTGTTCCAGCCAGCCCTTTCAATGGACAGCCCAGACATGCTGCTTGGTAAGCCAATCTACGAAAACCCATCAATGGTTGACGTAGCAACAGGCACCAAGTCGGTAATCGTCGGACACCTGCCTTCGTACTATGTACGTACGGTTGGTGGCCTTCGTTTGGATCGCAGCGATGACTACGCATTCAATGCTGGTCTCGTCACGTTCCGTGCGACATTCCGTGTCGATGGCGACTTGCCACAGACATCACACATCAAGCACCTCCTCCAACCATAAGTTGAGGTAGTGCAACCGATAGCAATATCGGTGTAAGTTTGAGGGTAGGTCGAACACGCAGGGCGACCTACCCTCATTCTGTTTTTATACCCTGCGACCTGCGAAGGAGAGAATGGTGGGAAAGAATGCTCGTAATAATCAAAAACACTTTGGTCGAGTTACCAGACCTGGAAGCGGAATTGTTGCTCCACAGGGGAATAGCACACTTGCCAGAGCAAGCAGACCTTCCTCTTCCGAATCGTTACGAATCCTCTGGTACTCCAACGCACCATTCGCCCCAACCGGATACGGCACCCAAACAGCGCAAGTCGTCCAAAGGCTCATCAAAGAAAAACATGAAGTAGCTATCCATGCCATGTATGGCATTGAGGGTATGGCTTCGATGTGGAATGGGATAAAACTTTATCCTCGTGGCATGGCACCATATTCAGATGATGTGCTTGTTGCGCATTGGATGGATTGGGCTAATGGGAATCGTGATATTCCTGCGTTGTTGATGACGTTGTTTGATGTGTGGGTGTTGAAGTCACCGTCGTTGGATAATGTTCCGAATATCGCTTCGTGGGTTCCGATTGATCATGCTCCTTGTCCGCCTGAGGTTGTGGGTTGGTGTAAGCGTCCTAATGTGAAACCAATTGCGATGTCTAAGTTTGGTTTGGACATGTTGCAGAATGCTGGGGTTGATGCGTTGTATGCGCCTCATGCGTTTGAGGATGTGTTTGTTCCTACACATAAGTTGAACAATGGTCGTGGTGAGTTCACCGGCAGACAACTCATGGAAGTTGATGAGGACAGGTTTGTTGTGATGATGAACGCTGCGAACAAAGGTCAGAACCCTTCACGCAAATCTTTTGGTGAGAACATTCTGGCGTTCGCAATCTTTGCTCAAAACCGTCCTGATGCTTTGTTGTATCTACACACGGAGCGTGATGGTGCGATGGGTGGTATCAACCTTGTGCATCTGTTGGATGCGTGTGGTGTGAAGCCTGAGCAATACAAGATTGTTGACCCGTATGCGTATCGGACTGGTTTCCCTCAGCAGGCGTTGGCTGCGTTGTACACGGCTTCGGATGTGTTGTTGGCTTGCTCGATGGGTGAGGGTTTCGGTATCCCTGTTATCGAGGCTCAGGCCTGCGGTACACGGGTCATCGTTTCTGACTACACCGCTCAGCCTGAGTTGGTTGGGGTTGGGTCAGCTGTGGCGATTCAGCCGTTCTGGGATAGTCATCAGAAGTCTTGGTTCTGCACCCCACAGGTGCCGTCCATCGTAGAGGCTCTGATTGACGCCTACGAGGCTCCTAGAGGCGTGTCTGACGAGGCTGTGGCCTTTGCTGACCAATACCGAGCAGACAAGGTTTATGACGCTTACTGGAAGCCAATCATGAAGGAGTTGACTGCATGGTGCCAGTCATCGTCGTCCCCGTCCTAAACAGGTATGACCTACTAGAACGCTGCTTGCAGTCCATCGACTATCCGGTGGAAACACTCATCGTCATTGATAACGGCGGGCAGTCCACCCTGCATGATTACCCTTGGGTGATTGACCGTCGCCATGTAAAGAACTATTACGTCTGGTCAATGCCTACGAACCTCGGTGTTGCTCCATCATGGAACCTCGGCATCAAGGCAACTCCTCACGCTGACGGCTGGATACTGCTGAACTCGGATGCGTACTTTGAGCTTGGACAGTTAGAAGTTTTCTACAAGGATTGTCAACCTGATTCGGTGACGTTGACTGAGGCTCAGCCTGGTTGGTGTTGTGCGTGGATTGGGTCTGAGGTGGTTGCCAAGGTTGGGTTGTTCAGCGAGTGTTATGTCCCCGCATATTTTGAGGACAACGATTTTCAGGAACGTGCGCAACGGTTGAATATAAAGTTCTGGACTTCTGACGCTGGGGTGGTTCATGATAACTCGTCTACGATTAACTCGGCACCAGAGTTTCAGGAACGCAACGGCAAGAGCTTCGCCTCCAATGCTGCGCTTCATGCGATGCGATGGCAGTCAGGTCTTCCCGATGCGGGTCATTGGGATTTAACACGGAGAAGGGAATTGGGATGGGACTAAGAGAATACGACCCGATGGATGATTATGAGAATCTGCATGAAGGCGAGACCATCTATGTTCTCGGATCAGGAGCAACACTCGACTATCTGACACCAGACTTCTTTGACGACAAACTCACCATCGCAGTCAACTTCGTTGGCTCAGTATTCGGGCTGAAGGGTTACTACTGTTTCAGCCATTACCACGAGGACGCTAAGAGTGAGGCTGTGCGTGAGGACTGTATCGGTGTTTTCACCCCTGAAAGGGAACACGGAACTGATGGGTCGTTCGGTGGGTTTATGCCGAACATCACCACCTTCGGCACTCGCACCGGCAGACCAGGAACAACCTTTGATCCTCATGGAAAAGATTGGGCTGTGCTGTCAGGACAGTTGACTATCGGCTCATCAAGCATTCATGGGGCGATGCACTTGGCAGCGCACATGGGAGCGAAGTTCATAGTCCTTGTTGGGGCTGACTGTGGTTCGCTTGGTGGGCGTGACAGGGTGGATGGTTATGTGCCAGGTGATTCTCCTTGGGCTTTATATGAGATGCACCTTCGAGCGATGAAGCAACGGTTGTGGGATGTCTACTCATGTCAGGTGTATTCGTTGAACCCGTTTGTGAACTACAGCCTTGAGGGTGTTCAGTATCGTGGCTTTGCTTCAATCAACTAGAATCGGAACACCATGATTAACCAAGGCTACGCAACCAGAAATCAGGTCAAAGCAGCTCTCCGAATTGGAACGGCTGACACCCTTGATGACGACTTGATTGATAACTGTGTTGGGGCTGCATCACGTCTAATTGATGGCTATTGCAATCGTCGGTTCTGGCAGTCAGGCACAGCAGAGGCACGAGTCTTCCAAGCAGAAGATTCGTTCTACTGCTCCATTGATGATGTTGCTGGTACAGCACTCACACTCAAAACATCGTCACAGGCTGACGGAACTTTTGATGTGACATGGAAAGTATCTGACTACCAGTTGGAACCGTTGAACGGAAACCTTGACGGGTTGACATGGAGCTACGACAAGATTCGTGCTGTTGGCGACTACCTGTTCCCAACGGTCAATGCCAATTATGGTGAGCAGGCTTTGGTTCAGGTGACTGCTGTGTTCGGTTGGCCTTCGGTGCCGGAGCCAATCACCCAAGCCACAATCATTCAGGCTTCACGCATCTTCAAACGCTACGACTCTCCGCTCGGTGTGGCAGGCTTCGGTGACTTGGGTGCGATTCGTGTGTCTCGCTTCCTTGACCCTGATATGGCTCAGCTAGTCGAGCCGTATCGTCGTATGCGGATATTTGCATGAGTTACTCTGTCACCGACATCAAGACTGGTCTCGCTAACGCTTTAGCCACGATCCCAGGTCTGAGGGCTTACGCTCAGCAACCTGACAATCTGAATGCTCCGTTTGCTTGGCCTATGTTGGATTCAATCACCTACAACGGGGCGATGCGTGGTGGGCTAGTCACCCATATCTTCGTGGTGTCTGTGGTTGTGGGTCGGTCTGCGGAACGTACAGCCCAGACCGCCTTGGATGGGTTTCTATCCTATGAGGGTTCCACTTCGGTTCGTGCAGCGTTGGAAGCTGACCGGTCTTTGGGTGGTGTGGTGCAGAATCTTTTGGTTGAGTCTGCCTCAAATATCTCCACGATGGATGGCAACGATGCAACCTATTTGATGGTTGACTTCCGTGTGGTGGTGTACGCTTAGTCTATTGATTCGCTGGCTTGCTGGCGTGTAGAGTTTTATTAGTTAATCTTCGAGTGCCGTGAGGCAGGAGTATCAAATATGGCAAAGCAAGTTCTCACAAACGTAGCGGTCACCTTCGGCACAGCTGCAACAGACATCACGTCATACGTTGCATCAGTAACTCTGAACCTGTCAAAGGCTGAAGTTGCTACAACTTCGTTCGGTTCGTCTGGTGCGGTTACTCGTATCTCGGGTCTTCAAGACAACTCGATCACGATTGATTTGCATCAGGATTATCCAACGATTGAGAAGTTGTTCTATGACGCTTGGGCTGGTGGAACTGCTGTACCAATGACAGTTAAGCCAAACGGAACTGCTGCTGCTTCAAGCACGAACCCACAGTACGCATTCAATGTGCTTCCGTTGACTTGGACTCCTGTTGCTGGTGCTGTTGGCGATCTTGCTACTGCATCGGTCACCTACCCAATTGATGGTGCTGTAACTAAGACCGGTACTGGCGCATAACTTTTAACCCTTAACCCTGCGGAGGAAAAATGAAAATAGCATTGGAAGTTACTTCTGCTTTGGATCAATCCAAGCGAACAATCATGGCGACGTTCCCTGACTTTATTGCGTTTGAAAAAAACTTCAGCAAGAGTGTTGCGAAGTTTGAAGCCGAACTCACTTTGACTGACCTTGCGTTTATGGCTTGGCATTCTGAGCATCGTCAGAAGAAGACGGGTTTAGATTTTGATTCATGGATTAACGAGATTGAGGCGTTGGAGTTAGGGGATCAAGCTGACGCTGTGATCGTCCCTTTGGAGACCAGTCAGCGCATTGGATGATTGCATACCTGTCTGTTGAGACAGGTATCGCTCCATCGGTGTTGCTGGCAGAAGACCCTCGAATGTTGTTCACGATGTTTGCTTATTTGCGTTGGAGAGCAATTCATCTAAACAAGTAGTCTGTTCTTATGGCGCAAGCGATAGGTAGAGCAGGACAGGTTTCAATTACTGGTGGGAATGACCCTGTTCAAATTATCGGTATCGCAGCCTTCTTGCGTGACGCTGCGAAGGCTGACGAGAGATTTAATACTGAGATGCGTAAGGCTGCACAGAGTGTGGCACAAAACCTAGTTGAAAAAGCGAAGGCTGAGGCTACGTCTGTGAAACGTAGCAGTCAGGCAACTGAGGTGATGAAGGGAATGAAGGCTAGGTCTGACCGTATTCCTACGATTGCTTTGAGTTCTAGTTCTGCGTTTGTTTCTAAATCAAACCCGAACAGGAAGCGCAAGCGGAAGGTGACTAGGGGTGATGTGTTCTTTGGCGCCGAGTTCGGTGGAGGCAAGTTCGGTAAAGGGTTAAAGACTTCTGTTGGGGCTAGGTCGGTAAATAAAAAGGGTGAGTCTCGTGACGGGTATCGTAAGGGTGGCGGGCATACCAGCCAGTTCTTGCGCCATCGTGGGCGTTCTGGTTATTTCTTCTGGCCTACTGTCCGTAAGGAAAAAGAGAATATCGCTAGGGAGTATTTGGACGCTATCCAGCGAGTGTTGAACACCTTAAAAGATAAGGCTTGACTTTGGCTGGGTTTCCTGTACCCTTCTAGGAGGAGGGGTTATGGCAGTTCTGTTTAAGAATGTGAAGTCTGTTTATCCGAAGCCGTTGGCTTCGTCTTGGGAACAACTCAAAGAACTGTTGTCGTTCCATGAGGAGAATGCTGTCAAGGCTGCGGGGGCGTTGTGGTCTCCGGTTGAGTATGACCAGGGTACGACTCGTGGTAACAGGAATGTCAGGTTTGTTGAGGCATTGGTTGTGGACATGGACGGTGAAGCGTTTGACCATGCACGGCTTGATGGGTTGGAGTGGTTTGCCTATTCCACCTATTCGCATCGTTTAGATGATCCTCACTATCACCTGGTTCTACCGTTAGCGGAGAAAGTTCCTGCTTCGTTGTGGCGTGTGGTGTGGGCTGAGTTGCATGACCGTATCGGGTTGGTCGGTGACCCTCAGACTAAAGACCCTGCTCGTATTTTCTATCTCCCTCAACATGCACCAAATCAGCCGTTTGAGTTCCATGAAGGTCATGGTGCGTTGTTGGATTCGTCGTTCAGGTTGGATGTTGAACCTGTCATCAATCCTGTCTCGCCTCGCTCGAAGCAGGTTCGTCAGCCTCGTCAGCGTCGTGCTGGTTCAGAGATTTTGGATGATGCTTGGTGGGATGCGCCTGTAGATATTTCTCGATGGGACGGCCTGTCGGGGAAGGCTTTGTATTATGCGATGCTTGATGAGTTTGTTGCTTTGCGGAATGGGTTGTCTGTTATTGAGTAGAATCGGCGTATGGCTGGTGAGCGGACGTTCGTTGTTAAGTTTATTTCTGATACCGCTGCAGCCAAAGCAGGG